CAAATTGGTTTTGTAGTTATTCAATAGAAGCTTCATTAAGTAATTCTATTAATAATGTTTTTATTTTCATAATTTTATCATATATATGCTAAAGATAAATAAAAAATATTATTAAGCCAAATTTCTTTTTACAACTGTTGGGAATGATATAAAGGATGGCTCAGGAGTAGGATTCTCTAAGTCAAATAGTTTTTTAACAGTTTTGAATATATCTAAATTTTCTTCATATGAACGATCTGGTTGGACTATTTCCCAACCTTTACCTTGCATTTTTTCTTTATTAAATCTACGTTTAGAGGATTTTAACCATAATATTCCATAATTGTCAATACCTTTCCCAAAACATTCCTCATAACATTTTTTATATATGGCAGTTTGAAGATCATATGTTAGATGGAGGTGGTTTGAAGTCTTAAAATCTATTAACCATCTCTTACCTTCAATTTCACACACCATATCACAAGTACCTGCTACTTTAATTTCATCAGAAAATAAATGTATTTCGGCCTCAATGAGTGTAGGATTATAAGTTTCCCAAAACTCAACAAAATGTAAAAACATTTGCCATACCCCTGCTGAATATTTTGGATTTCCTTTTTCATTTAAAAAATTTAAAGTATTTCCCTCTAAATATTTTTCTATCAAACTATGGACTTGAGTACCTTCTTCTCCTGCCTGTTTTACAATATGTTCAGAGGCATATCCTACTTTCTTTAACCAATCCTCAAAATGTCTTCCTTTAGGATAATATTGTAAAACATAAGTTATAGAAGGATAATACTGTCCATTTCTTTTATAATACCTAGAATCAGGTAAAGTAATTTGTTTATGGTCATCAGATATCTCTAATAAACGTTTGTATGATTTTTTGAATGTACTCATAGTAATTGCATTTTTTTCTCTAATAATTTAGAGAATGTTATTGGTTTGGCGTTATGTAGGAGGTGAGTGAACTGGGTAAATCCTATTTCACTTGGATCTTTTTCTTCTAGGTTGATTAAAAATACTTGTTTACCTTCATTTAAGAGTGTTTCACAAAACTCCAGTGATTTTTTTATAGCATCTTTATCTAAGGCTATATAAATCTTTTGAACTTTAGATTCCACTAACTTAGACATTAGTTTAGGTTGAATGTTTTTCCCTAATAATGGTATAGCGTTTCGTTTGATGGCTAAAGCATCAAATGGTCCCTCACATAAGATTATAGGTTGATTCCAGTTTATAAAAAACTCAAATGGTATAATATCTCTTGATACATTTGGATTTTTATATTTATATTTAGAATCATTAAATGACCTGGAGGTAAAGTAGTTTAGATTTCCTTTTTCATCATAAGATGGAATAACAATGGAATTAGCATATTGTCCCGTCTCACAATACCCTATATCATATTTTATAATGTCTTGCAGAGTAACGCCTCGTTTCCGTAGATAAACCATGGCGTGACGGTATATGATGGATGAGGAATGATTATATAATGGGAAATATTCTTTAGGTAATGATACAGCTTTATAAGTTGTCTCCTCTTGAATTTGTTTTGTTTTAGGTAAAAGAGAAGATATTTCCTCATAAATATGTTTTGGTACATTTAGTTCTTTAGATAACTTAGTTAGTTTAGTACCTTTTTTTCCACACACCCAACAAGCATATTTCTGGAAATGTGTTGAGTTTTGATCAAAACATATCTCAAACTTAGGTTTATGATGGTTACAAAAGGGACAATGGTATGAGTAATTCCCCCGTGATGTAGGTTTACCATGTGAAAGTACTGAATTGAATATATTTACTAGTAATTCATTTACCATATGTCATAATATAAAGATAAAAATTTGGCTAGCCAAACTTTATCGTACCATAAAGTCTATAGTGAAGAATTTTCCTAAAATGTTACTGTTTAAAAATTTTTTTGGATTTTCTAATACCCCAAAGGCAAACATATACTTACATTCATAGTATGTTAAGAGTTTCTTATCATAAACCAGTTGAAGTATTTCACGAGTGAACTCATTTTGTCTTCCTTCTTTAAGGGAGGCTTTAATAGAAACCTCTGAACCATAATATGTTTTCCAGTCTGATTCTTTGAATACATGTCTGAATGTTGGTTTTCGTCCTGGTCCAGATTGTTCAGCTAGTTCTTTTTTGGTTAGCTTCTTTTTAATTTTATGTTGGAGAGCTTTTTTACCAACATATGCTACACCTGTAGGTGTATGGATTGTAATGTATATGAAACCGTATGGGACAGGTTGACCAAAATCCTCTACACAGTTAATTTGTTTTCCTTTATATAACCACATGTTTATCTGTCTAAGTTTATTAGTATATTTATGTCTGTTGTGCTGTCTATTTTAAGGGGTTGAGATAATTTAGCTACAGCCAATAAGTTTTGACTATCATCATACATTCCAATAGTTGTAAGATAAGGAGTAAAATCTGAACCTGTTGCAAAATTATATATGGATCCTTCTGAACCTGATAGGAGTGAGGGATTTAATGAAAAATTAAACTCATTTTCTCTTATATTTACTCTATATTGAGTTTCATATAATGTTATAGAAGAAGAAAAAGAACAGGTCATGTTTGATGCTGCATTTAACCCAAAAATAACCTGATTATATAAAATAGGAGAAGATAATGAGGCAGTTAACATTGTAACTATACCATGTTCATAAAATATATTACCTACAATTTCATTTACAATATTAATACCACTTGCTTGAGCATTTAATAATATATTACCTTCTCCATCATCAGTTAAAGTATAAGTTCCTTCAGGAGGATTATCAGGTATAGTGGGTGGGGGTTTAGGAATTACAGTTTCATATACAAATGAGTTTGGTACTATATATTCCCCATATAGTCTTGAAGGTACCGATAATATAAAGAATCTATCTGTAGGTATTTGATTAAATAATCTTGGATATGTGATTGAGGTTTGAGCAAAATTTTCTCTAGTTGGTCCTAAATATGCCCCTACTAATCTATCTCCTTCAGAATCAACTCCAGGTATTAATTGGGCTAATGAACCTGTATCTCCATAACTTGAGCTTAAAAAGTTGGAATAATACAGGTGCTTTATAGAGTCATATAGTAACGCAGAGTATTGTTGGCCTGTTGAAGTACCAGTGGTACTCGCGGAATTCGGGTCAAATAGAGCACTAGACGATATTGCTCGGTATGTTTCAATACCTATTGGTTCAGAAGCACTACCAGAAAGTTCTAGTCTCCCATTAAAAGTAAAGCCTTTGCTTACTTTAAAAGGAGATACTATTACATCTTGAGTAGTGAACTGCTTATAGGCACTCATTAAAAATCTAATGTACACCTGATTAGTGCTTCTTTTGTGAAGTCTTTCAACAATGGTCTTGATAATTTGGCCACGGCCAATAACTCATTGTTATCGTTATATAATCCCACAGCTGTAATAAATGTTTGAGGGGCATTAATGAATAACGGATATATGACTTCACCTGTTGAGCCCGATATGTAGCTTGGGTTCGTTGAATAATTATATTCTGAACTTCTTGGGCGAATGAACACAAAATCAGAGGTAATAGTTTCTTCACTATTTAAACGGAATGAACGAGCACTTGTTCCATTAATAGAGTTAAATAATCTACGATTGTTTAAACCGTCTGAGTTAACTGAGTAAGAGGGAACAAGTTGGATTGATTCACTAATAGCAGTTGGGTGTAATAAGATAGTACCAATGTCAGGTAAGAACCAACCGTAAGATCCTTTTGATGGACTGTATCCTGATGAATTAACACCGGTATGAACAGTACCTACTGAACCAGATACAATTTGGAATACTCTTCCTGCCTCGTTGAATGTTTGAGTAGTTGTAGTAGTTGAATCTTCAGTTAATGATAATGTTCCACCACTTCCAGATAATAAAAGGGTAAATGAACCTAAGAATAATTTTTCTTTATATCTTGCCCTGTCAATAGATAAAACCCAGAAATCATTAGAGGTAGTTCCACCGAATGAAAAGTCTGTATTTTCATCCCCTATAACTAAGTTTTGATATTGACCAAAAATAGTTTTAGTGGGGGAGTTTTTAGGTACTGATGAATTATATAAGGCACTTCCACTACCGTTTTTGTTACCATAGGTTATGGCAAATTGGATAGCAGCATTATTTAAGGTTGAACCTGTTTGATAAATATTCAGGTAATAATCTCCTGTTGAACCAGCTTCTTGAGTAGATGAAGTAAAAAATATTGTTAAGGTGGGGGATTCTGTACTCCAGGCTGTGGAGGAAATATCATCACGGCTTATAACAAAATCATCTGAGTCTAATCTTTTAAATGACATAGTATTTTATTTTAGGAAATTTTAGTAACTTGAACTGGAATGGTTAAACGGGCACCACTATCTCTACCTATTACAGTTAGAGTAGCATACAAGGTTGTATTAGTTCCAAATAAAGTATTCACAGTAGTGGCTCTTATATTAATTGTAGTACCTACCACTGTTTTGGAGATGTTTGTACCAATGGTTTGAGTGACATTAAGTGCATTGGCTGCCTCTGTATCAACACCTACACCATTAAATGTATTAAATAATCTAACATCTGAGATAATGGCTGTATATCCTGATGATTCAAAATTATTACCCCCAGTATAATTTAGGGTTTGGGGAGTTATAGAGAGTGAAGCACCTTGTTTCAAGACAATAGAAGTGTATCCAAGGTCAATAACAGGAAGTTTAGCTGTACCTCTTGGTAGAGTGGCTAGTTTGTATTTTAACATTTGTGTTTCTTGAGGAAACGCCTCAAGTAAAGGCATGTTTTGAATAGCTTCTCCATAATAAGCAGAACCTGATGGGTGAGAAGGATTATATAAAGTATAATCCACTTCATCATCAGCTAATGAAAATTGAGTAATACGAAAAGAACCATCGTTCCGAGCTAGTAACTCTCTACCTTTGGTTGTTAAGATAGCATCTACTGTTACTGTTTGATTTGATAAATATCCCATAGTTATATTGTTGTTTTATTATATGTATTATATGACATTGTCCCTTTTCAATTTTTCTTGAATTTTGTCTATATTATTTTCTAGAGCATCACTTATTGCGGCAGGATAAATAAATCCATCTGCTCCAATTCCTTGAGGTTTTGTATACTCAAATATAATTAAAGCAGGGTCAGGAATCACTCTTCGTATTAGGAATCTGTTTAGTTCATAATCTGTTAGTCCTGATGTTGATATATTTCCGTCAAAGAAAATACGGTTAGATATAGTTCCTAATGATGGGAATGAAAAAGATTGGCTTACTACAGTATATGTATTATTTTCATTATATCCAAATCTGAATTGGTCTCCTGTTTCAACAGTAAATGGAGTTGTAATTTCATCATATCCTGTTTGGTCTCGGGTTGGTGAGGTTTGAATGTAAGAATATATAGAGCTAGAGCTTTGATTATTAGCATTTAAAACAGCTAATGACATTGGAGATGAGTTATTAGGTAGTATGGCATTCACACTTCCTGATGATCTTCAATCTCCCGGAGTATTAGTGTATCAAGTCTTACCAATTACCTTTAATGCTAATGAATCCTTTACCTTAACTTATACAGGAACTATTACTTCTGGTCAAAAATTATATCCTTTTGTAATATGGTCAAATTATACGATAAATAAAACAGTTAATATAAATTTAAAAATATCAGATAAATTAGGCAAAGAATGACTAATAAATCCTGATGGATTAGCTTGAGTTATTGGTGTTGAGGTTAATGTTCCCCTTATATTAGATATTAAACTGATAGTTGGGTTGTCCAATATACTTAAAAATCCTACTGTATAATTACAAAATATATTAACTCTAGTATTAGCGGCTTTTCCAACAGTATAAGCCCCCCCTCCAAAAGAAGAACCTTGAGCATATGTTTGAAAATATCCTAAAGGATTATTTATGGCCCCATAATTTATAATAACATCTCCAAATGGAGACACATTAGTGAGTTGAGAAGTAGTACTTAAATTAGCTAAAAATATATAATTTAATCTCTCATTATCAGTGGCTGATATATTATTATTAGCAAATACTGAGTATAGATAATGATCTGAGAATTCTGATATGTTTATGATATCATATTCAACCACACCTATATCATTATATTTTAGGCGTAATTTTTGGAGCGAGTTTAAATTATTGTCTCTGTTAGCCCCAGCAAGATCAGTCTTGCTTATCTTGATATATTTTATTCCTGATGTTATAGTTGTTATAGACATATTATTATCTTAAGCAGATTGATTATTGAAACCACCAATTCCACCACCCTGTGGAACTAAACTACCTCCTGAACTTATATTTACTAATGTACTACCTGAGTCATACCATAAATATATCTCTCCTTGGTTTGGATTGGCATGTGTTAAAAATTCTCCAACAGTCCAATTATATGAAGAGCCAGACACTGTAGGATCAAATTCATATAAAGTAATATTATAGTTTATTTCTAATGTACTTCCTTCTAATATAACCTGACATTCAGGGTTTAGTACTTGGCGAGCAGCTTGAATAGAGGATCCTGAAAATTCTCCATTATAAAATTCATCTTGGGTTGATTGGAGGGCATTAACTGGTCCTAATACTGAAGGATTTACATAAGCCCAACTTTGAGTAATAGGTACTATATTAAATCCTGGTCCTGATCCTGAGATTTGGCCTTTCAAGTCAGGCATTGAACCTGCTGAAGAACCTGTAAATGAATACATTTGGATAGAGCCAGTATATATTTGTTCCTCATATGAGGTTTGAATTGGAGTGGTTCTTTGT